GTATGTGACGAATAAATATATTCAGAATCTCGACAAAGTTTTCGAGATACTGCTGAAGTTTTATAAGTCGACAAACGTCACGACGATCAGCATGGCTCAAGGCGGCGACTTCATCGGTGGCGAAGGCAGCGGTTTGAGCAAGACTTTCAAAGATGGTCAAATCTCGCGCAAGTGCATGAACTCTTTTATTTGCTCGACAGATCGTCACTTTCAATTTATGGGTCGAATCAACGAAGACGTGAACACGTACTGCAATCTAGGCAACAAAGGTCACGTTTTCATGACAATCGCGCAGCTCAGACTTGAGCAAAAGCAGACACAGAGTAACTCTGGCGGCATGACTGAGCTTTATTTAAACTCAGGCACTTACGTCAAGAGCTTTTACTCTGTGATGTATAACCCGTCGAGCGTGACTGTGCGACAAATGGGTCAGAGCAGAAAACGTTTGCATCACAGTATTAACTGGAACGCGACAGTACCTAAAATCATCTCAGAGATGCATAAAAAATGAACCTCAGACAATACCAACGCGATGCGATCGACTCGATTTACTCGTGGTTCGATTGCGGCAATAACGCGCCGCTGATTGTGACGCCGACAGGCTCAGGCAAGAGCGTCATTCTCGCGCAGTTTATTCGTGAAGCGATTGAGAGCTTTCCTGACACAAAGATTCTCGTGCTGACACACGTGAAAGAGCTTGTTGAGCAAGACGCGAAAGCAATCAAGCGCTTGTGGGCAGACGCTCCCGTCGGTGTTTTCTCTGCAGGTCTCAAGCGTCGCGAAGTGCGTCAAATCACTGTCGCGTCGATTCAGTCTTTTTACAACAAAGAAGAGTTTTACGGCGCTTTCGATCTCATCATCGTTGACGAAGCGCATTTGATCCCGCACAAAGCTGATGGCATGTATCGCAAGCTGCTCGATGCGTCTTTCGAGCGCAACGAGTACGTGAAGCTGATCGGTCTCACTGCGACGCCGTATCGTCTCGACTCAGGTCTTCTTCACGAAGGCGACGACGCGCTCTTCGACGGCATCAGCTACGAAGCAAACGTGCAAAGCTTAGTGAATGATGGTTTCCTATCGCCCATCGTCTCAGTGCATGGCGACGACGTTGAACTCTCAGACATCAAAATCACTGCAGGCGACTACAACATCGGCGCACTAAGCGAGCGCATGTCAGCGATTGAACTTGTCAGATCGCACGCTAACACGATTGCGAAGAAACTCAAAGACAGACACTCAATCGTTGTCTTCTGCGTCACTGTCGAGCATGCAGAGCTGATCGCTGCTGCACTCAATGAGCTTGATTTTTCTGCGTCGCATGTGTCTGGTGACATGCCGCACAGTGAGCGCGATCTGCGTATCAATCTCTTCAAAGAGAAGAAGCTGCGCGTGCTTGTAAATTGCTCGATCTTGACGACGGGCTTTGACGCGCCGCACATTGACGCGGTCGTGATGTTGCGACCCACGCTGTCGCCAGGGCTTTTCGTGCAGTGCGTCGGTCGTGGTCTTCGTATCAGCGATGGCAAGACTAATTGCGTGCTGCTCGACTTCGGCGGCAACGTGCGTCGTCATGGCTTTATTGATCAAGTTGAGCCGCCGAAGAAAGGCAAACGGAAAGGCGAGACAGAAGCGCCAGTCAAGATGTGCCCGAAGTGCGACACTTATGTCGGCACAGCTCTGCGCGTCTGCGCGTGCGGTCATGAGTTTCAAATCGCAGACAGAGAAGCAGAAGTGCATCATCACGTCGGCGCTGTCATGAGTGCGCAGCAGAAGCCGCAGAAGTTAGCAGTCGACTTCGTGCGATACGTTGAGCATCAAACGAAAGCGGGTCCGCTCTGCTTGCGTGTCGAGTATCACTGCGGTTTTAGAATTCTCAGCGACTATGTGCTGATCGAGCATAACGGCTTCGCTCGCGACATGGCGAAACAGTGGTGGCGTCTGCGCACGCATTTGCCGTTGCCGCTGTATGTGAGAGACGCGCTCGCTGTCGCGAACACGCTGAGAAAGCCGTTGACGATTGTTGTTGATTTTTCGAAGAAGTATCCAAGTATTAACAATTATGAGTTTCAGAGAGAAGGAGTTCCCGTATGATAAAGAAAGACTGCACGTTCCCGAACTGCGACATGCGTGTCTGTGAGTGTTCGATAAAAAATGACATGTGGCTCATGCGCACAGGTCGACACGGCTCAGGCGCTGTCAGCACGATCAAGCGTCTTGAGTTTGAGAACGCGAGACTGCAAGCACGACTCGAAGTCATGTCTGCAATCATTCAAGATTACAGGGAGAGCAAATAATGCCACCAGGAATGAAAGAGTTAGCACTTGGCAATCTCTACGCTGCAGCGCGTGAAGCACTCAAACGTGATGGCGAAAAAGTCACACTCAGCAGAAAGTCAGTAATTGACGCAATCGTGCGCGTGATGGGCAACGAACACATTGAGCACGAGACGCTGCTCAATCTGTATCTGCAGAGCGTGCGTGCAAAGATTGTGTTGCCGACTCGATTGACGAATAATAGACCGTACGTGCAGGATCGCGCGATGCGATTAGCTGCTGCTAAATGCGCGTTTCATCCACAACAAATAGGAATTAACTAAATGATTAAGATTGACACACGTACTGCAGCGCAACATCGACTAGCACGCCACACACGCATCGTCGTCGCGATCTGTATCTCTGTCGCAGCGGGCATCGCTGGCTATTTTGCGCTGTGGGCAATGCTATGAGCGAGGACGACGAGTGGAACATTCTTGAGCAAAAGCTGAGAAAGCTCAATCGCTTGACTGAAGAAGTTAGCAAAATAGTTGATGAGCAAAAGCCCGTTGCGTGGCGCAAAAAGTTCAATGGGCAGTGGCATTACTTAAACGAAAACGATCCGTTCCCCGCCGATGACTGGGAACCGTTGTATGTGAGGAATAAAGAATGATTGACGCAATAAAGCAAGCGTTGGAGGCGTTGGAAAACACAGCACGTAGCGCCACAGAGCAATACGTAGCTGAACAAAAAGCCATCACCACCCTACGCCAAGCCATTGAGCAAGCAGAGAAGCAAGAGCCTAGCGACCGCAGAATAAAAGTAAAGATTGGGAATCAATTTGGTAGCTACTTAAACGGCAATTGGTTTTATTTGCACCCTGCTGATGAGTTTGCAGATGATGCCTTGGCTAAACATTCTGGCATATCAGCACCACCCAAGCGTGAGTGGGTCGGGCTGACGGATGAGGAGATTATGGATGTTTGGCCTCGTGACACAAGACTTGAGTTTGTACGGATTATCGAAGCCAAGCTACGGGAGCGCAACACATGACTCAACAAGATTTATTCGCAACAGTAAAGGAGCACTAAATGAAAGAGCAAAAAGCATACTCACCCGCCACACAAGACATCACGATCAATTGGCGCAAAAAACACAACTATGTGCCAGCGTCTGAGCAACCAGACATTGCCGCGAAGCAAAAATACTACCGCGAACGGCAATGGCTCAATGAATCTACGGAACCGCAGTAACCGTGGGAGAAAGATTGCCTTTTGTTGTTGTAGTCTGCGGAGCGTATGTCTGCGTAGACTGCAAATCTCCTCCAGTAACTGATCCAGCGTTGCCAGACTCAGTGCTTGTAATGCTTGCGCTGATCTGGCACAAAAAGATACAAAACGGCATATCTATTGAATGCAACAAAGCGCGAGGCTGAGTCGCGCCTTTGTTCCACCCCGCCTGTTGAGCGCACCCCGTCAATGCCAGCATCAAAGCACTACTTAGTAGCAGTTTTCGCATTCTCATCCCCCCTCGGTACGCAATCAACGCCCCCGTAATACCCGCCGTAGCACATCCCAGGCGTTGGCGGGTAATACGCGCAACCCGCCATAATCAGCACGATAGAGAAGCCAATCAAGATGAGGATGATTGTGCGGATCATGTCTTATCTGCTTCTGGGTTCTTCATTGGAGGCATGACCCAAGACATTGTCACTTCGTCAAAGGTTGCCTCTTCTGAAGGTTGAGGTTCGACAAAAGCATTTTTTACTTTGTCATAAGCGAAACCGATACCCGCGTAGTTGTAACGCTTTGCAGGGTCTCCGTTAGCGTCAGCCCATGTCTCGATATAGTCATCCTTATCTGATTGAGTATCAATAAATGCTTGATCAGCAACGATCACATTCACAACAACGCCATCTATCACTTTTGCAAAATCACTCATTCATATCTCCTTATGGCATTACCAGCGTGCCGGATGTTAAGAATTCATGGATGTGCCATACGCCATCTGCTGATTTTGTATGGTTGCCGCCCACACCAGCAACAGTTCCTTGATAGCGAATCACAACAACACCAGACCCACCTAAGCCGCCACCACCACCAGTTCCGCCGCCTTGACCGCCGCCGCCTGAACCAGAGTTTGGCGCAGCATCGCCACCTTTCATGGAAACTTTACCGCCATCACCACCACCCCCCATTCCACGAAAAGTAATAGAGTTTGAGCCACCTCCACCGCCGCCGCCAGCATAAGAT